CAGAACACAAAAAAAGAAAAGGAGGAAGTTCATGCTAAGATACAACACGCTTTTAAATCAATATCTAAAGGAAAGTCTTTTCGAAGGTGTTTCACCGATGTCGAGGAAGTATTTTATAAGAAACCTACGGGCAATAGGACCTTGGGGATTGAGTGTAGTTATTGTCCCTACAAAATACACTGTTGGAAAGACCTCGAGTTCAAGAGGCAGTTACCTAGCAAAGGAAGAAACCCAAAGTGGGTCTGGTACACACACATCACAGACTCGTGGCGTGACAATGACGCTTCAGTATAAGGGTACTGATGGCTCACCTATTGCAAAAATAATTAAAATAAGTAGAGAGAGAGCCAATGCCTTTATCGAAGACCTCAACAACAAAGTCCCTTTTCCGAGCCTCGAAGCGGAAGGTCAAACAATCACCATCCCAGCAAACAACATCACAGAAATCCGTGTTGAAGAAGAAGAAGATGTCCACAAGGTCAGCGAAAGCCAAGGGAAGAAAACTTCAAACGTGGGTAGCTGATAAACTTCTAGGTCTACTTAAGAGTGTAACTGAATTAGATATTAAGTCTACTCCTATGGGAGTTAATGGAGTAGATGTTCAGTTATCTACAGTTGCATATAAGCAGTTTCCGTATAACATTGAATGTAAGAATACTGAGAGAATGACTACCATTTATAATTATTATGAGCAAGCCATCAGTCACAAACACTCTGGAGAGCCTTTACTTATTATAAAAATGAATAGGCAAAAGCCCCTGGCTATCGTAGATGCAGAACATTTTATGGAGAAGGTCGCATGTCAGAAAACAAAATAAAATTAAACAAAGGCGATTCTGCTATTATAATCAGACACTTAGACGAAGGTTTTGATGTAGAAATTTACCATAGCCATGATAGAAATTTGTTGACAGAAGAAGACACTATGTTTTATGCTCTACTCACAAGGGGCATGGTGTATACTGCTGTAACAGATACAGACCAAGTCCTAGAAGATGGACGCCTAAGTATAACTGAAGAAACAACTAATTCACAAGTAACAATACATTGATGAGACATATGGAGTACATGAAGATGATGGAAGAAAAGCATAAGCCACGACGTAGAATTATAGGCAGTCTAACTACTAAGGTTCACTCTAAAAAAGATTTAGAAGAAATCGACAATAAAAATAAAATTGATATGGTCAATAACCCTTCACATTATAATGAATTTGGTATTGAGTGTATTGATGCTATACAAGCCGCCACTGGTGCAGGATTTGAAAGTTATTTACAGGGTAACATAATGAAGTATTTGTGGAGATATAAATATAAGGGCAAACCTCTTGAGGATTTGCAGAAAGCCGAGTGGTACTTATCTCGCTTAATTAGCACGGTGAAGAATGGCAAAATCAAAAATAACAATTAGAGTATCTGCAGAAGTAGATACAGAAGAATTTACACTAGACAAAGACGAACTTCCGTATATTATGGAAGATATGCTAACTGACCTATTTCATGAGATAATAGGTATGAAAACTAAAGATATAACTGTAAAGGTATTAAGATGAAAAGTAACATAACCCTACCAACGTATTACCAACAATTTATTCACAAATCTAGGTATGCCCGTTGGCTTGATGACGAGAATAGAAGAGAAGAATGGCATGAGACAGTAAACAGATATGTATCCTACATGGATTCACATCTTATGAAAAAACATAACTATGCTATGTCTGAGCAAGTTAAAGAAGAAGTCACAGAATCTATACTGCATTCCGAAGTTATGCCTTCAATGAGAGCAATGATGACTTCTGGTAAAGCGTTAGAGAGAGATAATACTGCAGGATATAACTGTTCTTATCTTCCTGTGGATGACCCTAAAGCATTTGATGAAGCTATGTATATATTAATGTGTGGTACTGGCGTAGGTTTTTCTGTGGAGAGAGACTCCATAAATAAACTGCCCGAAGTTCCAGGTCTGTTGTTTGATACAGAAGAAACTATTATTGTTAAAGACAGTAAAGAAGGTTGGGCTAAAGCTTTCCGTAAGCTATTGGCTTTACTCTGGGCAGGAGAGATTCCACAGTGGGATTTATCTTTGATTAGACCTGCAGGTGCAAAGCTAAAGATATTTGGTGGTAGAGCATCTGGACCAACCCCCCTAGATAATTTATTTAGGTTCACAGTTCAAGTCTTTAAAGAGGCTAAAGGTAGGAAGTTATCTAGCCTTGAGTGTCACGACCTTATGTGTAAAGTTGGAGAAGTGGTTGTGTCTGGTGGTGTAAGACGTTCTGCTATGATTAGTTTGTCTAACTTATCTGACGATAGAATGAGACACGCTAAGACTGGCGAGTTCTACAAGACTGAGCCACAGCGACAGATGTCAAATAACTCAGTTGCATATACAGAGAAGCCAGACCCCTACACATTCATGAGGGAGTGGCTTTCACTAGCTGAATCTGGTACTGGCGAAAGAGGTATGTTTTACCGTGGAGCAGCACAGAATAAAGCAGCTGAGAATGGTAGAAGAGATGCTGATTATGCTTTCGGTACTAATCCTTGTAGTGAAATTATATTACGTCCGTACCAATTCTGTAATCTCTCTGAGATAATTGTACGTGGTACAGATACTGTTAAAGATTTACAAAAGAAAGTTCGTATAGCTACAATAATAGGTACTTTTCAATCTACTCTTAATCATTTTCCTTACTTACGTAAGATATGGAATGCTAATACTTCTGAGGAGAGACTACTAGGTGTTTCTATGACAGGTATTATGGATAATGCTATTACTAATGGTAAAGATGATAAGACTAACTTAGAAAAAGTATTAACTAAACTTAAGCAAGTAGCCGTGGATACTAACAAAGAGTTTGCTGAAGCTATTGGCATACCACAATCCACTGCTATTACTTGTGTAAAGCCATCAGGAACAGTTTCACAACTCACAGATTCTGCGTCTGGTATTCATGCAAGGCATAGTCAGTATTACATACGTACTGTCCGCGGAGATAAAAAAGACCCACTCACACAATTTATGATGGACCAGAATATTCCTTGGGAAACTGATGGATGGAGCCAAAGTAATGCTGTGTTTAGTTTTCCAGTTAAAGCGCCTGATAGGTGTATCACTAGAGATGATATGTCAGCTATTGAGCAACTTGAGTTTTGGAAAGTATATGCTATGCATTGGTGTGAGCACAAACCATCTGTAACTATATCAGTTGGTAAAGAAGAATGGTTAGAGACTGGTGCCTGGATATATAAAAACTTTAATATCGCTTCAGGCTTGTCTTTCTTACCAAGAAGTGATATGGTTTATGAGCAAGCTCCTTACCAAGATTGTAATGAGCAACACTATAAAGAGTTTTTAACTAAGATGCCTGAGTTTATTGATTGGTCAAAGCTAGCTGAGTATGAGCAAGAAGATAATACTATAGGTAATCAGACATTGGCTTGCACAGCAGATAGCTGTGAAATAGTTGATATAGTTAAGTAGGAGATAATATGGCTACTGTTGACAGATTTTTTGTACAAGGTCAAAGAGACTTTTACAGAACCAAGAAGACTAGGTCTATTATACATGAGTCCACTAACCCATTTAGCCCCTCTTCTTTTAGGGGGAAAGAATGGTTAAGAGGCTTTAACAAAAGTTACTTTAATAACAAGGAGAAGACAAGTGAGAGAGCTAGTAGTAAACGCACTAAAGTCTAAGCTAATAGGACAAATGAATGGGCATGCCGCCAACATAGAGGTTATGCTTAGCAATCCTGTAGGGTTAGGCGACCATGCTAATTTGGTAGATACTGTAGCAAAAGAACTTCAGGCTATGTCAGATATAAATGGTCAACTGAATACATTAGTTAGGTATTTTGAGCCTGCCAAAGAACAACAACTTCAAGAAACTAAAAAGGATAAATAATGGAGCCTTCTGTAGCCGACCGCAAGAAATTTGACTTGGACTTACAATATGGAAAAGTACGTGAACAACTTGTGGCAGATATGTTACAGGATAAGAAAATTGAGGTTAAATCCGAACGAGGGATGTGGCAAAAGACAGGTAATATCGCTATAGAGTACCAAAGTTATGGTAAGCCTAGTGGTATTGCAGCCACGGAATCGGACTACTGGTTTCACAACTTATGTGTAGGAAATGATACTTTCTGCACGTTAGTATTTGATACTAAGAGTTTAAAGAAAATAATAAAGAACCTGGATTCAAAGAAGTCTGTATCTGGGGGAGATAATAATGCATCAAGAATGTATCTGTTAAACTTGCAAAAGTTATTTTCTTCAGATGTTATTAAAACATTTGTAGATGAGGGTGCTTGTAATTGATGGACATTGAAGCTTGGCAATGGTGGTTACTTACGGCAGTAACCATCAACACCATAATAAATTTAATAGTATTCTTTAGAGGAAGAAAAATAAAAGATGTCGACAAAAAGAATTGAATTAATAAATGATTTAGACTTAGACCTTTCACTAACTTTGAATGGTATCGGGGCTATTATTGCACCTGAAAATGACGACCCCTCCTTCAGTGAATACCATTGGGATGAACTCATTGATACTCTTATAGACAGCCACACGATAGCCGTCCTTAGAAAAAGCGACGTGCGTATCAGCGGCAGTAGTAAAGAGTTTTTAATCAGAGTTGCAAAACAACTACGTTCGCAAGCTCACAAGATAGAGCAGAGACTTAATGGTATGGAAGTTATAGATAAGAATTAAGTGGCGCCCATTTCTTCTTCACTTCTTTCTTCGAAGCTAGGGATTGGCATGTACTGAGAGTATAAATTTATTTCTTTTGCTTCTACTTTTTTTAGTAGCTCTGCTTTTTCTGCGGCAGTGTCCCCAAGATTTATCTCAATAAATGTGAAAGGGTTGTCTTCATCTGGGCGAACCACCTTAGGCTGCAAACCTAATTCTTCTAACGCTTTTATTTTGTATTTGCCATACTGTAGAGAAAACCCTAAATTCTTTTGTTTTACATTTCCATCATTATCTGTAACTGGCATTTTAGCTATTACTTCCCCTAATTTTTTATCATCGGGCATTCCATACCTTATGTAAAATGGGTTAGTTCTTCTTTCTTTATAAAAAGCAAAGGGAGTTCTCCCCATTTTTGGTTGAAAATGATTTATTACGTTAACTCTATTTACTGCATCCATAAAAGCTTGTATTTTCTCTGGGACATCTTCTTCTTTATAACGACGAAATTTAAATCCGAGTATTGCTTTGTCGGAGGTACTAACTTTTTGTGTAAATACTTTATAGATTTGTTTAGATTTTTCAGGACTAAATAAATCTAGTATTTCCTTAAGATTAGAATACTTAGTAAATGATGTTGGATTGTTTCCAGTATATTCATGTTTTCTTCCAAAAGTATCAACGAAGTAGCTCATACTTTTACCATCTTCAGCAAAATCTTTCCTTATGAAATTTTCTATTAATGTATCTAGGTTAAACTTTTCATTGTACGAAAGCCAAAATTCTCTAAAATCATCTATAAGGGCATCATCAAAATATTTACTTGGTTCTTTACCAGTTAAAATTGCTTTAAGATTCGTTGGAATGTCATTCACATTATCTAACACTGGCAAAGAACCCATAGAACTTCCAGGCTTTGTATATTTTGATGCTAATTCATCTAAGTCTTCTGTTACTGCTTTATATAAAAAGTTATCATTAGAAGATATTTTATCTTTAAAAGAACTTGTAAAATATTCTTTCCACAATGCGGGGCTATCCACTAAATTATTACTCCAACCTGCTAACTCAGCCATAGTTGGAAATGTATTAAATTGTAGTTTATCAAATCCATCCTGCAAAGCTTGTTTTATATTGTGCATAGTGCTTATTTCAACTAATTTATCAGGGCGTTTTTGTAAGTTAGCAAATGCTTTATTTGTTATGCCTTGAAACATATCACTATAAGCAAGCTCACGCGTTGTATCTATTTCTTCTTCTAAATTATAAGCACGTTCAAATCTCTCCATTTGTTGCTCTGGAGTAAGCATTGCATCTCCCCTAAGACTCATGTTCATATTGTCTAACATTACTTCGGGAGATTTAAACTGTGATGTTTTAAAAGTATCAAATTGTTCTTCTCCCAATCTTTTTACTCTTTTTCCTTTTCCCCAATTTAATTCTATTGATTTTAACGTATCTCTAAGTTCTGTAGGAAAATTACGTGCTAACATACTTGAAGGAGAATAGGCAGCACTAGCTCTATATAATTTATATAAATCTTGTCCCCCTAACTTATCCCATTGTTTAAGCTCTTCAATTAAATTTATAGTTCCTGTGTCTTTTAATATACCAATAGCTTCTGCATTTATATCAATAACTCCTGTCTGCCCTACCTCAGAAGGAACATCAGATGGCACTACTTCAAAACTACCAGTTTCTTTATTTAATCTTATTTTAGGTCTATCCACAAAACCAGGCACATTATCTAATTTAAATTTTTTAACTAGGGCATCATCACTTAATATTAAACTTTGAGCGTCGATTTTAGCTAAGGTATATAAATAATCAACTACAGAATCAACTGTAATAGGTTCCCCTGCTTTTCCCTTAAATGTTCCTTGACTAAACTCTCCGACTCCATTATTTATATATATGTAAGGTAACTCTTTTGTTTTTTCACCAGCTTTTGTAACTAACTTAAGTTTAGTTAGTACTTTAGGAAGAAACATCTTTTCAGAAATAGCATTACCTGCCCCAGGATTAAAACTATTACTTATTGCTATTTGGGCGTAGGAATTAATAGAATTTTCTATAGCTTTCAGTGCATTTGTTCCTCCGTCTCCCATGCTAAGTAATTCTGGAGTATCTCCTGCGTAATTTTTAAATACATCCTCACCTTTTAGAAATTGTAATACATCATCTATGGTCATTCTATTATTCTCGATGCCTCCGCGTAGTAATAGACCAAAGTTGCCAGTATCTTTAATACGTGTTTGCAGAGAAATATTAGGTATAGGAACTAGTTGCAAAAGAGCATTTAACTTTTGCATTCTTTGTTTAAATGTAAGTAGTCCTTCTATTCGATTAAAGGCACGAGAAGCATCTTCTATTTCAGTTGGAAACTGAACTATAAAATCGCCTATAAAATCATCTTCTTCAGTGCCAGATTTTATACCATAATTATTAAAACCTGCGGTGCTTTTATCATACACTGAAGCATCTTCCCCACCTATAGTAATAGTTTCAAGCTTTGCTCTTTTAGAAGGGTCTAGCATATTATTTTCTTCTAAATCTTTTATTTGTCTATAACTAAGTGAAGGTTTTAGTAATTGATTACTACGGTTAGAATTGTTAAATAACTGAGTCGTAAAATCTTGAGCAGTGTACGGATGAACAGTCCCTGGTTCTAATTCTTTTAATTCTAAACTTCTTACATGACCATATAGAGGTGCTAAGCCTTCTTCTCCAACAACTTGAGGATGTTTATAGGTTTTTGAGAGACTGTAAGGACTAGTAACACCTTTTGCTTTTAATCCCACCCCTTCTTCAGAGAAAGCAACTCTAAATGCTGGAAGACCTCTTTTGTATCCTGAACTAGTAAACCCAGTTCTTTCAGGGTAATCATTAAAATAGCTAGCTACATTTGTAGCATAGAAAGGGCTTTTCTTTGTTTCAGCTATGCTAAGACCACTTAGGTCTTCTTGTATCATTAAGTCTTTTACTCTTAATATAGGTAAATTTTTAGGATTTCCCTTTGCAAGTGCTTCTTTTATAACTTTACTATTATCAGGTAAGTTTGTATCAAACTCTGGAAGTTTAATTTTTACGTCAGCTCCATCATTTATAAATTCACCAATGTCACTGTCATCTTTTTGAATAACATCAAACTTTTTATCTACTGG